GGGCCCGAGCCCCATCCTTCCGTATCTCGCAACCGGCCCGGACCAGTCGGAACTAGCTGGGATCGGTCGGGTCGAGCCGCGACTGGCGACGATTAGCCCGGACGGGGTCGGATCGTGGGGGCGCGTCTTGGGGGACATGGCTCTAGAGCTGATGGGCGTCGAGCTGATGGAGTGGCAGATCCTCGCGGCGGATCGAATGCTGGGCTTCGACGCGAATGATGATCTGATTCATTCGAGTTCGCTGGTATCTGTGGCCCGTCAGAACGGGAAGACCACACTCATCCAAGCTCTGATCCTTTTCTGGTTGATCGAGATGCCGAAGATCCGGGGCAAGAAGCAGACCGTCGTCTCGACCGCTCACCGACTCGACCTCGCGTGTCTACTCTTCGACGAGGTCGCCCCGATCCTCGAGGACAAGTTCGGGGCCGAGGTGATGTGGTCCTATGGTCGCTACCAAGCGACGATGCCGGACGGGTCGCGCTGGTTCGTCAAAGCGGCGAAGCCCTCGATCGGTCACGGTATGAGTATTGACCTAGCCGTAGTGGACGAGCTGTTCGACGTCTCTGAGCTCGCGCTCGACCTCGGACTCGCGCCAGCTCAACGCGCCAGACGCTCCCCACTTCTCGCCATGTTCTCGACCGCTGGAACCGAAGCCTCGACCGCGATGATCAAACGCCGAGAAGCCGCACTCCGAGCGATCGACGAAACTCGACCGACGCCGGCTCTCTTCCTCGAATGGTCCCCGCCACCAGATCTCGACCCAATGAGCGACGAGGCCTTCGGCTGGGGCAACCCGGCGCTCGGACACACGCTTCGTCCGGAAACGATCAGAGCTGAACGCGAAGGTCCAGACCGCGGGGCGTATCTTCGAGCTTCGCTGAATCTGTGGATCACCGTCTCCCGGGGATGGATCGAGCACGGACGCTGGGCCCAGCTTCAACACAGCGGGACTATCCCGCCCGGTGGAGTCGTCGCCGTCGAGGTCTCGATGGACGAGTCCCGAATGTTCGCCGTAAGAGCCGTACCGATCGAAGACGGAAAGACCGCCGTCACCGTCGAGTTCGTCGCCGAAACAAGAGCCGAGCTGTGGGCCAAGCTCACCGAGCTCGCCAAAGACCCGACGATCAAGTTCGCATTCTCACCGACGATCGACGTTCACGCACCCGCACTCTTTGAGCGTCGCCGCGTCGTCGTCGGCTACGGCGAGATCTTGAAATACACTCCGGTCGTCCGCCAGATGATCGCCGAAGCCCGACTCGTCCATGACGGCTCGGCGATGCTCGCTGAGCACGTGAACCGCGCCGTCGTCGTCAAGACCCAAGGCTCGATCGCGGTCTCATCACAGAAGTCGCCCGGACCGATCGAGCTGTGTCGCACGATGATCTGGGCATCAGCTCTTGCCGCTCGACCTCGAGCATCCGGGAAACCCGCGCTCGTCGTCGTCGCCAACTAGTCTCGATCCGGCGGTCGCCCTCGCCTTCTGTCGGGGAAACGTGACGGGCGATCGCCACCATCGACGGAAAGCTGTGGCACACTAGACGCATGGGACTCTTCTCACGCAACAAGACCGCGACGCTCGCCATATCAGAGCCAGAAGTCCAAGCCGCCGTCGGCTGGTCCAACACCGGAGCGACACAGATCGGCGACTTCTACGCATACGCGGACGGAACCCGGAGACAGCGGGCCATGTCGCTCCCGGTTATCACACGCTCAAGAGATCTCATCTGTGGAACTATCTCGAACCTCAAGCTCGAGATGTTCCGCGAAATGTGGAACGGCGAAGAAATGGAATCCGTCCCACTTGCCCCGCGCTCATGGCTCGACCGAATCGACAAGTCCGTCCCGAATAACTTCATCCTCGCGTGGACGATCGACGATCTTCTCTTCACCGGATCGGCTTACTGGTACATCACGGCGAGAACGGGCGACGGGTATCCCGCATCGTTCACCCGACTTCCGTCCGCGATGATCTCGCTCCAAGATCAGCAGGGTCCCGTCCGATTCGGTCCATCGAATCAGATTCTTTTCAACGGTCTCCCGATCGAAAGCTCCGAGGTAATCCAGTTCATTTCGCCGCTTGAAGGCTTGAACTACACCTCGAATCGTGCGATCGAGACCGCGATCAAGATCGAAGAAGCTCGCTATCGCAACGCCGCCAGCGCGATCCCGGCTGGAGTGCTTCAGCAAGTCCAAGGCTCAGAGCCCTTATCAGCCGACGAGCTCGGGAGCCTCGCCGCCGCTTTCAACCTCGCGCGTATGACGAATCAGACGGCCGCTCTGAATCCTTACATCACCTACACCGAAACGAGCGCCACGCCGGACAAGATGCTTCTTATCGACTCCGCCGACTACTCCGCGAAAGATCTCTCTCGAGCTACTTCGGTCCCGCCGTACCTCGTAGGCGTCTCCACCGGAAGCTACGCCTACACCAACGCCACACAGTCACGCATCGACCTCTGGACGTTCGGCTGCCTCCCGTATGCGAAATGTATCGAAGAGACACTCTCATCGGACAATGTGCTTCCACACGGAACAAAGGTCCGCTTCGACGTCGATGACTTCCTTGGCGAAATGTACGACGGCGAACGCCCAGAAGATGACTCGATGGACATCGAAATCCCAGACGCCGCAACCCGCACCGCATAGGATCCGATCATGATCAAACTCATCCCCCAGCCATTCGACCTCGACGCCGCGCAAGGAGAACAGCCGCGCCGCTCGATCTCCGGTGTCGCCGTCGTCTACGGCGTAGAAGCTACCGTCTCCGACGGAACCCGCGTCCGCTTCCTCGAAGGATCACTCCCACTCGAAGGCCCGAACCCGAAGCTCTTCCTCTACCACGACTCGACCCAGCCCGTCGGCGTCGTCACCGAACGAACCCAAGTAGACAACGCCGTCCTCTTTTCCGCTCGTCTTTCCGAAACGTCGCTCGGATCGGAAGCTCTCGTCCTCGCATCCGACGGCGTACTTGACGCCGTGAGCGTCGGCGTGAACCCGACCAAGTTCCGCTGGTCGAAGGATGGAGTTATGGAGATCCAGTCGGCTGACTGGTACGAGCTGTCGATGGTCCCGCATGGCGCGGTCCCCGGAGCGGTCATCACCGACGTCGCGGCGAGTATCCACCAAGACGACGAACCCGTGAGTAATATCGAAGAAGAAGTCCAAGACAAGGAGCCAGAAATGTCCGAAGAGAACGTCACCCCAGAAGTCATCGAAGCGTCGCCGATCCAGCGTCTCTTCGCACAGCCGCGCCGCGAGTTCAAGCTCCCGTCGATCACCGAATACATGGCGAAGTTCATGAAGGGCGGAACCGAATGGTCCGACTTCAACGCACAGATCCGCGCCGCCGCCCCGGACGTCGTCACCTCTGACCTCGACGGTGTGGTCCCTGAAATCTGGACCACCCCTGTCTACGACGGACTTCGCGGTCTTCGCCCCGTCGTCGATGCGATCGGCACGAAGGCCATGCCACAAGCCGGCAAGGTGTTTATCCGTCCGAAGGTCACGACGCACACCACGATCGGCGGACCACAGACCGAGAACAACACGATCACTTCGGGAACTTACGTCATCTCCGATGAGCAGGTGACGAAGGGAATCTACGGCGGTTACGTCGAGATCTCCGAAGCCTCGCTCGACTGGAGTCAGCCGGAAGTCCTCGGGCTCCTCCTCGACGACATGGCAAAAATGTACGCGCTGAAGACCGACGACGTCGCCGCCGATGCGCTCGTCTCCGGAACCACGAACACGACCTCGATCACCGATCCGACCGATCCGGCTGAATGGGTGTCCGACATCTACGACGTCGCCGCCGCGATCCTCAACAGCTCGAACTACCTCCCGACCCATATCTTCCTCTCACCGGATGTATGGCAGAAGTTCGGCTCGCTGTCCGACACCGCAGACCGTCCGCTCTTCCCACAGGTCGGACCGATGAACGCGTTCGGCAACATGAGCCCCGGAACGACCAACTCGGTCGCGTTCGGTCTCCAAGTCGTCGTCGATAAGAACTTCGCCGCCAAGACTTGTATCGTCGGCAACCCGATGGGCTTCGAGATCTTCGAGCAGCAGAAGGGCGCGATCTCGATCGACAACCCATCACAGCTCTCCCGAACGATCGCCTTCCGCGGTTACTTCGCGACGCTGATGATCGACGCCACCAAGTTCTACAAGATCACCCTCCCATAGTCGAAAGAAGGAACAATGGCGACGTACACAGTCGTCCAGAAGTACCTCGTCGATAACTTCGCCGTCCTCGTGCTCGCTACCCCCAGCGAGCTCGAGGTCGGTTCCTCGATCACGGTCGCTTCGGTGGACGCGACCTTCAACGGAAACTACACCGTCCGCGATCTACCGACCCAGCTCTTCATCGGCACAGATCAGAACGGCGATCTTCTCTTCGACGAGAACATCATCCTTCCCTATCAGGTCCTCTACGCAAAGACCGCCAACAACGTCGAGCGCGTCGCCGCGACCGGGACCGTCGCCTACACGCCGACGTGTACGTGGATCACCGCCACCGACATCGAGGACTGGCTCGGCATCGGCACAGCCACAGCCGGCGACGCCGCTTTCCTCACGATATGCGCGTCAGCCTCGTCGCAGTTCTGCTGGAGACGACGTCAAGAGGCCGGCTATGTCGATTCACTCACGACCGTCCCATCGCAAGATGTGAAGCTGGGGACGATCATGTATGGCGGAGCTCTCTACCGTCAGCGCGGCTCACTCGATTCGCTGGCAAGTTTTGGAGACATGGGCGTCGCCCCGGTCCAAGGCCTCTCGCCGCTCATCAAGCAGCTTCTCGGGATCGACCGTCCGGCGGTCGCCTAAGCCATGCCTACCCCGGCGGTCTACACCGACTTCTTGAACGCGTCGCTCGACAACTTGACGACCAAACTCGGCACGATCTCCGGGCTCTCCGTCGTAAACGATGTCCGGAACGCGAACCCGCCATGTGTGCTCATCAACCCGCCGACGATCGACACATTCGCCCGAGGAACTTTCCGCATGACGTACACACTCCAAGTCCTCGGCCTCGGACCCGGCAACCTCGACGGCGAACGGAACCTACTCTCGAACGTGGCAAAGATCCTCGACGCGGGGATCGGCGTCACCTCATGCCGACCGACCCAGATCGCTATCGGGGCCGGAACATTCATCGCCTACGAGCTGATAATCCCTCTGGAGAGTCAGTAGGCGTGGCACAATAGACCAAGAACAAGGAGCACACTATGGCGACATCCACCTATCTCTCGAACCCCAAGGTCCAGATCGGCGCGGCGATCGGATCGCTGACCGACATCACCGACCAAGTCTCCGCCGTGACGCTGACCGTCACCAAGGAAGCTCTCGAGGACACGGCCTTCGGATCGACTTCCCGCACCATGACGGCGGGCCTCTTCAGTAACGAACTCACGATGACCGTGTTCGCGTCATACGCGACCAGCGAGTCTTACGCTGTGCTGGCTCCGCTCGTCGGAACCAAGTGTGTGATCAAGGTGAACCCAGCAGACGCCGCCGACGGTGCGACGAACCCCGGCTTCATTTTGTCCGACTGTTACTTCGAGTCGCTTCCTGTGATCAACGCGAACCTCGGGGAGCTTTCGACCTACGACATCAGCCTTCAGGGCGGGGTCTACTCAGTCGATACCACCGCCTAGTCTCAACACGACTCGGCCCGACCAAGGAGCAACATGAGACAAGCGATCTATTTCAAGCGCGGCGAAGACGCACCCGTCGAGACGTACTTCACGACGCTCTTCGTCATCACCGAATGGGAACGCCTCGAGAACCGACGACTCGGAGACGGAAAAGGATTCGGAGCAACCGAGCTCTCCGTCTGTCTCTGGATCATTCTGAAGCTCAAAGGTGAGGACGTCGGTGAGAGCTGGCGCGAATGGCTCCAAGCGAACGATCACTTTCAGATCGTCGCCGGAGTGGACATGACCGACCCAAACCCTACGGGCGGGGATCATTCAGACGAAAGCTAGCGGAAGTCGTCGCCGCTACCGGATGGTCCCCCACTTACTACGCGGACACCTTCGACACTCGAGACCTCATCACGCTCGCTAAAGTCCTAGAGGACGCCAACAAAAGGAGCAAGCGATGAGCGTAGACGTGAGCATCCCGATCTACGGCGTCAAGGAAGCGATCAAAGAACTAAAGGAGATCGACCCAGCACTTCGCCGTCAGCTCTCCAAGGACTACTCAAAGATCGTCAAGCCGGTCATCGACGAAATCAAAAACACGCTCCCGAAGTCCGCTCCGCTGTCCGGTATGTCGCGCCAATGGATCACCAAGTCGGGTTATCAGATGCTCCCATTCCAAGACGGCTACGCCCAGAAAGTCTCAGCTCGAATCAACACGAAGAACATTCGCGAGTACGGCGGACACAAATCGAACGTCGGAACGTTCGTCATCAAGTACGTCGGAGCTTTAGGCGTCGTCCTCGACATGGCCTCGAACGGTCGTCTTGGAGCCGCGCTTACAGCTCGACTCGGCAACCGATCCCGCTTTGTGTATCCCGCATGGGACCGTAATCAAGACTCCGTCAATGCGGCTATGGCAGACTTAGTCGAGCAAGTCATGAACCAAGTGAACAGGAACATAGTTCAATGAGCGTCGTCCTACCGATCATCTCCGAGTTTGACTCCAAGGGGATCGACCGCGCTATCAAAGACTTTCAGTCGCTCGAGGGCATCGGAGCTAAGTCCGCTTTCGCTCTCAAGAAGGCCGCGCTTCCAGCCGCCGCCGCCGTCGGAGCCCTCGGCGTCGCTCTCTTTGATGCCACCAAGGGCGCGATGGAGGACGCCGCCGCTCAAGACCAGCTCGCCCTCGCTCTCGAGAACACGACCGGAGCCTCGAAGGATCAGATCAAGCAGACCGAGGACTTCATCTCAAAGATGAGCCTCGCGTCTGGTATCGCCGACGATCAGCTTCGCCCAGCTATGGCGAACCTTGCTCGAGGAACGAAAGACGTCGCCGCCGCTCAGGACCTCATGGGCCTCGCCCTCGACATCTCGGTCGGCTCCGGGAAGGATCTCGCAAGCGTCTCAGATGCGCTTGCCAAGGCCCAGCAAGGCAACTTCAAGGCGCTGGCACAGCTCACCCCGGAGATGAAGTCACTCATCAAGGAAGGCGCGGATCTCAATACGATCATGGGCGTCCTCGGTGGCACGTTCGGCGGAGCTGCCGCAACCCAAGCCGCCACAGCCCAAGGCCAGTTCCAACGCTTCGGGGTCGCCGTAGCCGAAGCCAAGGAATCCATCGGAGCCGCCCTCCTACCCGTCATCGAACGATTCCTCCCATATCTGACCCAGCTCGGAATCTTCCTCCAAGACAATACGACCCTCTTCCTCATCATCGCCGGCGCGATCGGAGGACTCGCCGGGACGATCCTCGCACTCAACGCCGCCATGAAAGTCTGGAACGCGCTCCAGCTCGTCATCAACGGACTCGTGACCGTGTTCAACTTCCTACTAAACATGAACCCGATCGGGCTCGTCGTGATCGCGATCGCCGCACTCATCGCCGTCCTCATCGTCCTCGAGAAGAAGTTCGGAATCGTCACGAAAGCATGGGAAGCCCTCGTCGGCGCTTTCCGAGCACTCAAAGACGTCGCGATCGGCATCTTCGACGCGATCGGAGACGCGATCGTCGGAGCGTTCAAGGGAGCTTTCAACGCCGTCGCCCGACTCTGGAACAACACGATCGGACAACTCTCATTCGAGATCCCGGACTGGGTCCCCGGACTCGGCGGGAAAGGCTTCTCCGTCCCGTCGATCCCCATGCTCGCCGAGGGCGGCATCGTCACTGGACCGACGCTTGCCATGATCGGCGAAGCTGGACCCGAAGCCGTCATCCCACTCAACCGCGCCGGAGGCGTCGGAGCGACCTACAACATCACCGTCCAAGGCGGCGTCGGAACCTCAGCTGAGATCGGTCGCGCCGTCGTCGATGCGATCAAGGCTTACAACCGCCAGAACGGTCCCGCGAACATACTCGTCGCATAATGGCCACCTCGATCGTCCAGTCCGGGAACTACTCCCTTCAGATCGACACCGGCTTCGTCTTCGACGCGTTCACCCTCGACTCACCGACCGCCGGACTACTTGACGGGACCGAATATGTGCTCGATGGGACGACCTCCTACGCCGACGTCACAGATGGAACGCTGAACATTTCGATCAAGCGTGGACGACGAGACAGCGGGGACCAGTTCGCCGCCGGAACGATGAGCTTTACGCTAAACGACACACTTGCCGACGGCGTCTTCAACCCGTTTGATCAGCTCTCGCCCTACTTCGACGAGAACGCCAACGTCCCCGGACTCGCACCGCTCCGCCGCGTCCGCCTCTACCGCTTCGACTCGAGCAATAACCCCGAGCTCATCTTTGTTGGGCGAGTCGTGAACTACGACTACTCTTTCACGCTCGGCGGCTTGAACACCGTCTCGGTCTATTGCGCGGACGACTTTTATTTACTCGCTCAGACCTACATGGACGAGCTCAACGTCAGCCCAGAAACATCCGGCGAACGAATCGAAACCGTGCTCGATCTCCCAGAAGTGGACTATCCGACCGGGCCGACCGCTCGAAACATCGACCCCGGGACCGTCGATCTTGGACACGACAGCGCCTACACCGTGCCACAAGGAACGAACGTCCTCGCCTACCTCGCCCAGATCAACGACACATCTGAGTTCGGAAGACTATTCATGAGCCGCGCGGGGGTCCTGACCTTCCAGCCGCGCATCGGGACGACGCTGTCCAGTCCGGTCGCAACGTTCACCGATAACGGGACAAGTCTCCCCTATGACGCGATCGGCATCACGTTCGAGGCGGACGCCGTCACCAATAGGGCGTACATTCAAGCGTTAGACGGCAAGGAAGCCACCGATTCCGATCCGGCTTCGATCGCGACCTACTTCATTCAGACGAACTCGATCACCAATAGCCTTCTCCACGTACAAGGCCAGATCGACGCCGCCGCCGAATACCTACTCGAGCCGTACCCGGAAGCCCGGTACACCGACGTCTCAACCGCTTTCCCGATGCTTAGCTCAGCGAATCGGGACACGATCGCGACCGTCGATATTGGCGACACGATCTCGATCGAGAAGAGCTTCCCGTCCGGGGTCGGCACGACAAGTCTCGCTCAGGAGCTATCGGTCGAAGGGATCGAGCACCGGATCGACTTCGCCACCGGGCATCGAATGACCTTCTACACTTCGCCTACGACCGTCGTTTACGAGCTGATCTTGGATGACGCCACCTATGGCACACTCGACGCGCTGAACGTCCTAGGATAGGCGCATGGCGAAACAAGACTTCACAGCCGGGCAGATCCTCACCGCCGCCCAGATGGATTCGCTACAGGCGAACGATTACAATTGGACCGTGAGCGGCAAGACGGCGAGCTACACGCTCGTCGCCGCTGACGCTGGAACGGTGATCCAGATGAACTCGGCAAGCGCGACCACGATTACCGTCAATACGTCGCTTTTCACCGCTGGCGACATCGTCAAGATCTACAACATCGGCGCGGGTACTTGTACCGTCACCGCCGGAACCGCAACCGTGAACACTTCAGGATCTCTCGCATTGGCGCAGTATGGAGGCGGCACTCTTTACGCTCAGTCGGCGTCATCTTTCATATTTTTTCCCTTCGGGGGAGTAATCACACCGATCGTCGAATACGTCGTCGTAGCTGGCGGCGGCGGCGGCGGGACCGGTGGAACGGGCATCTCCGGCGGTGGCGGTGGCGGCGCGGGTGGCTATCGCTCATCGGTCCAAGGAGAAAACAGCGGAGCGGCAACCACAGCTGAACTTCGTCTGATTCCAGTCAGCGGAACTTCCTACACAGTCACGGTCGGAGCTGGCGGTGCGGCAACAGCTAACGGATCGAATAGCGTCTTTTCGACCGTGACGGCTCTCGGTGGCGGCGGCGGTGGAACTACAGCAGGCAACGGTCTTGCTGGAGGATCTGGCGGCGGATCATCTGGCCGAGGTGACTCGAGTCAACGCTACGGAGGAGCGGCAACGACCGTCGTCATTCAGCCGACCGTACAGGGGACGGCAGGAGCTAACTCTTACGGCGCGGGTCTTGGCACAGCTGGAGGCGGAGGCGGAGCTGGGGCGACGACTACGACGATCAACGGCGGAAATGGAATCTCATCGTCGATCACAGGATCAGCGGTCTTTCGAGGTGGCGGCGGCGGCGGCGAAGGATCGAGCACAGGCGGAAACGGTGGCGGAGCCAACGGTGCGACGGCAGGAAACGTCACAGCCCCATCAGGCACAGCCAACACCGGAGGCGGCGGCGGGGGCGGTGGATCGGCTGGTGGAGCTGGTGGATCGGGCGGATCGGGAGTCGTCATCGTTCGCACACTTGCGGCAGCGCCGATCGCAACGACAACTGGGTCGCCGACGGTATCCACTTCAGGCCTCTATCGGATCTACACATTCAACGCCTCCGGCACGATCACATGGACTTACTAATGGGCTACTTTGCGAATATCGACAACTCAAGCACGGTCACAGAAGTCATCGCGATCGCGAACGACGTACTCGGCGAACCCGAGAACACTTACCCGGCGACCGAACCGATCGGTCAAGACTTCATCGCAGACACGCTCCAGCTTCCCGGTACGTGGCTACAAACTTCGTACAACGGAACTTTCCGAGGAACGTTTGCTGGAATCGGATACAGCTACGACTCGAAGAAAGACATATTCGTTGCGCCGCCATTACCGACCCCGGATCTTCCGCCACTCATCGAGGACTAGTGGCTCGATGGATTCTCCGCTTGTGGTGGCTCTTATCGGTGGGGGCTTCTCTGTGGTCGTTGCGCTCATTCATAAACTCGGCAAAGAGAACCGCCAAGACCACGGGACCGTCCATCGAGCTCTAGGACGTATCGAGCAGAAGATCGACTCACACCTCGAAGATCACGGAGGCCAGCCATGAAACCGGAACATAAGTCAATGATCGCCAGCTACGCACGATCCGCGATCGGAGCCGCGCTCGCCGTCTATCTTGCTCGACCGAACGACGTCACCGTGCGCGACATTGTCGCTGCCGGAATCGCCGCCGTCGCGCCGCCGCTTCTTCGCTGGCTCAACCCATCCGATGAAGCGTTCGGACGGTCCTCGAAGTGACGCTCATTCCAGCGAAGCCGGACATTGCCGGCTCGAGACCGTACACCGGGAACGCCGACGGTCCTTCGGCTTACAAGCGGATCGGCATGAACGAATGGATCCGTCAAGCGATCCACGCCTCGAATGGTGCTCTATGGAACAACGGGAGCTGGTCGCCGGGACGCGACATGAAGGGCAAGCCCGGAACCCCCAGCGTCCACAACTCCGGAAGAGCTGTCGATCTTAGCTTCCTCAAGACCAAGGAGCACCCGACCGCGAATCGAGCTGAGGCTCTCAAGTTCATCGAGACAGTCGTCAAGAACGCGAACACGCTCGGCGTCGAGGCCGTCCTTGATTACTTCCCGACAAAGTACGGGCGGGGCTGGCGATGCGATCGTCAGAAGTGGCAGAAATACACGAAGCCGACGATCAACGGAGCCCCCGGAGGCTCGTGGTTCCATGTAGAGATCACAAGCCAAGCCGCGGACTCGGTCATCTTCGTCAAAGCCGCATTTCTCAAGGTGTTCGGAAGCATCCTCGACTAACTCGAGCCGATCCCCTATGGTGGGATTACCGACAGAAGGAGAGCCTTATGGCAGACCTACCCACGTTCACTTATGAGCCGCTCGTCGGCTCCCTACCTAACGGACAGCAAGTGCTCGTCCAGATCTTCCGCAACCCACAGACCGGACAGATCCTCGACGCTCAGATCGCGTTTCGATCTTGGACTTGGGACACGTGGGGCGTCCCAGTAGCCCTCGAGGTCGCACCATGAACTTCCAAGCCCTCAAGGTCGCCGGGGTGTTCATTAGTGCCATTCTCGGGTTCTCGTCGCTCTGGGAGGCTCCTAGAGGCCTTTCCGAGCCTCTTAGCGTCACTTCGACGACCGTCTGGATCGACAACGGCTACGAGGAAGCTCCAGCTCCGCCACCGACCACGATTCCGAAGCTCGTCGCAAACTGTGACGATGCTGTCGCACTCGCCCGAGCGATCGGCTTCCCAGAAGAAGAGCTCGACACGCTCCGAAAGGTGATGAGCCGCGAGTCAGGGCCTACCTGCGCTCCGACCGCATTCAACGCCGCCGACCCAGTAGGCGGATCGTACGGACTCACTCAGATCAACGGTTTCTGGTGTGTACCAAATAGTCAATGGACGATCGGCTGGCTCCAAGCTCAAGGCGTACTCGACGAATGCTCCGACCTCTTCGATCCGGAAATCTCACTCCGTGCTACCCTCGCCATATTCTTCAACTCAGGTTGGAACCCTTGGAGGACCGCAAAGTGAGCAACATCCCCGACACGTACACCGAGACCATGAGCCGCGCACAGCGAGAACTCATCTCCGAGATCTTGAACCCTCACGCTTCGATCATTCGGCGTCTTCGCACGATGCGAAACTCGCTCAGCTTGGAAGACCCGACCCCGGTCGCCGACGTCGCGCTACTCGACCGCGTCATCCAGATCCTCGAGGCCCACTCATGAGCGATCAGCTAGAGCTCTTCGCACCATCCCGAGGCTTGGGCATCTACCGAGAGCAGATCGCCGAGATCAAGCCCGCGTTCAAGCTTCATCGGGAGACGGATCTCGACACGCCACGCCAAGCGGCC